GGTTACAGCAAAAATATCTTTAAAAATATATGAGCAGTGGCTATCAAAGTTCTAATTGCGTGGTACGGATTAGAATTTAAATCAAAACAAATAGACTAATATCTATTCAATGCTTAAAAAATCGTTTTGTCCCTCACATAATAGTGGGGGTTTTTTATTAACTTTACTTTATGAAATATTTACTTTTACTTTTACTATTTTCCTGCCAAAACTACAAAATTCACGAAGCTAATTTAATAGAACAACAAAAAACGATGCTTAGAAACGATGAACAAAGTAGGAAAAAACAGCAGAAAATTAGAGATAGTAGAAAAAAAAGATTGAAAGTTTATAAAAAAAGAGTTTATAATAAATATATTTAGTATCTTTACAATCGTTGAGTCGAAGCAACTAAAGAAATTATTTAAAAAAACCTCGTATTGAAGAGACTTCGACCTCGGATATACGAGGATTTTTATTTTATGGTAAAACCTTTTAAGTATCAAGAAGATGGAATTAACGAAATTCTTGATAAATTTCAAACAAAACAAAGAGTACTATATCAATTAAGTACTGGAGGTGGAAAAACTTTTGTATTTTGTTTTTTAACAAAGAAATATGTTGAATATTTTAATCACAAGGTATTAATACTTTGTCATAGACAGGAATTAATAGACCAAACAATTAAATCTATGACTAGAATAGGTTTAACTTGCGAGGAGTTAACATCTAAAACAAAAAACTTAAATCATTTATCAAATTGTTATGTTGCAATGGTTGAAACTGCTCACAACAGATTAAAGAAAAATGAATACTTTTTTCAAAATGTAGGTTTAATAATTGCTGACGAATGTCATACTTTAGTTTTTGATAAAGTATTTAGTTATTTTCCATTTTCAAATATTTTAGGATGCACTGCTACTCCAGTTGTATTAAAAAGAATAACATATTTTAAATGTAAAATTTGCGGAACAAATCATAATGAAAATAAAACTTGTTGCAATTTTGAAACAATGGAACGTTCAAAACCTTATCCACTTTCAAATATTTATGAAGATATTGTAGTTGGTCCAAAGATTACAGATTTAATTGAAATGGATAGATTAGTAAAAGAAATTTCTTTTGTTAAAAAATATGCTAAATTAGATAATTTAAAAACTGATAACTCGGGGGAGTTCACAAATGAAAGTTTAGATAAAGCATATAGTACAGATGAAAGTTTATTTAATGTAGTTAAAAACTACGAAGAACTTTGCAAGGGTAAAAAAACAATTATTTTTAATAATTCAACAACTACCAATAAATTAGTTTATCAAAAGTTTTTACAAGCTGGTTATAATGTTAGAATGTATGACTCAATTAATACAAAAGGTGAATGCAGAAATGAGTTTGTAAATTGGTTTAAAAATGAACGAGATGCAATACTTTGTAATGTATCAATATTTACAACTGGTTTTGATGTTACGGATGTTGAAGCAATTATTTTAAATAGAGCCACAACTTCACTTTCTTTATTTTTACAAATGGTTGGTAGGGGTGTTCGTGTAACAGATGTAATTTATAAAGATAATTGTATTTTAATAGATGGTGGCGAAAATATAGATAGGTTTCAAGAATTTAGCGACCCAACAAGAGATTGGAAAAAAATATTTTTTGAGGGAATAGGAAAAGATAAACCAAAAAAAGATGATGCAGAAGATGTTTTGTTTTGTGATAATTGTGGCGATTTAATTAAAAAGTCAGATATTGAATGTCCTCACTGTGGTTTTATTAAAGAACAAAAAACAAAAATAAAAACTATTTCAGATGAAGTTTTAGTTCCTATTATCAAACTACCACCACCAAACGGAAAGAAAATTGTTAAATATACAATTTCACAAGGAAAAGATAGTAACTTTGCAATCCGTATTTTAATAAAACAAATATTAGAATTATTCCAATTTTATGGAGTTACAAAAGATTTATATTATAAAACTAAAACAAATGGAAAATTATATGAGAAAGTAAAAGAGTTAGTAGATAGTTGTTATTTTGATATAATATTCAATAAAGAAATACAATCAAATAATAATAGAACAAAAAGTTACATAGAAAATAAAGTGTTAAATCAATTAGAGTCGAAGTATGAAATTTAGTTACTACAAAGATGTTTTCACAAAAGAAAACTCAGAATTATCAATCGAAAATTACATTGGGTTTATAACTCACGGAGCAAATCAAGACCTTGTATTAAACGCAAGAGCTGAAAGACAAAAGGGAAATTTAGAAGAGTATAAAAAACTTAAATCTAAATCAAGTGCAATAACTGGGAGTTGCGTATTTCATTCAGGAAAGGATAAGATAGCGACAAACATAAAAGAGCTAAACGGTTTAATTGTTATTGATATTGATGAAGAAATAAGCGAAGAACAGTATCACAACATTAAGAACGATAAATATACTTTTATTATTCATAGGTCGTTTAGTGGTTTTGGTTGGTGTGTATTCGTAAAGATTAATTCAGAAAAGTTTGAAGATTCTTTTAACGGACTTTCAGAATACTATTTTAATACTTTTGATGTTACAATAGACCAAAGTTGTAAAAATCAAAACAGATTGAGATATATTTCTTTTGATCCTGATTTATACCATTATCCTAAATCAAATAAATTCATTCCAAAAAACACAAAGAAATTTATAGAACCTAAAAATATAAATTTTGTTTATGTTGAAGATGACTTTCAAAATATTTTACAACAAATAAAAGATAGGTCAATTGATTTATGTAATGAAGACTATGTAAAATATGTTAGAATAGGAATGTCTTTAGCTTCTAAGTTTGGTTTACAAGGTGCAGAGTACTTTCATTTTATTTGTTCATATGGTGGTAAGTATAATGAAAAAAGAGCCGAAAAAGATTATCAAGGATTTTGTAGAAATCAATCAAAAATTTCAATAGGTACTTTTTACTTCTATTGTAAAGAACATGGTATATCTATTTACTCAGAAAAGACTAAAAAAATTATAGATAGAGTTCAAATAGCAAAAATTCAAGGAAATCCAACAATTGATTCAATCGTTTCTAATTTAAAAACTGCGAATGAAATAGAAGCAAACGAAAATGATATTAAATTAATAAATGAATTAATACATTCTAAAATAGATTTTTCAAAAGAAGCCAATTCTAATTTAACAGAAATAGAACAAATAGAAAAATTCATTATAGACAACTTCAATCCTAAAATAGATGTAATTACAAATATTACTTACATATTAGATAATGTTCATTTAACAGATACGGAAATAAACGATATTTATTTAAGTGCTAAAAAGAATTTAGAATTTAATATATCAAAGGACGATATTCGTTCTGTAATTAATTCAAATCGTATTACTAAGATAAATATATTAAAAGAGTTTTTAAACGATAATAAAGGTACTGAAGCTGGTTTTATAGAAGAGTACGCTAACTGTGTTTATCCTCAAAATGAATTTAATTTATGGGCTTTTAAAAAATGGATAGTTGGAGCTTTACATAATTGGACCGCTCAAAAAGAAGAAAAACTAGTTTGTCCTTTAACTTTAGTTTTAACTGGTCAACAACATGGAACTGGTAAAACTTCTTTTCTTCGTAATATAATGCCTAACGAGTTAGATAAATACTTAGTAGAGGGTAAAATCAACGGAGCTGACAAAGATAGTACATATACATTATGTAATTCTTTAATGGTACTAGATGATGAATTTGGGGGTAAGGCTTTTAAAGATGTTAAAGAATATAAATCTATTTCAGATATTAATATAGTTACGCAAAGAAGACCATACGAAAGAGAATCTAAAACATTTAAAAGACGTGCTATTCTTTGTGGTACAACAAACGAAATAGACATTTTAAAGGATGTTACAGGTAACCGTAGAATATTGCCTATAAACGTAGAAAAAATTGATTATGATAGGATGCTAAAGATTGATAAGAAAAAGTTAATCATAGAAGCCTACAATCTATTAAACGATGGTTTTGATTGGATAATAAGAAAAGAAGAAGATATCGAGTATTTAAAAATAAATTCTGCTTCAAACGAAAATGTTTACCCAATTGAAGAAATTTTCTTTAATCATTTTAAATTTGAAGCAGAGGGTAATTTTACTTTTGAACGTATTTTAAATCAAGGTGAAATCTTAGAACACTTAAATCAAGTGTCAATTATGAAGCCAACTAAGTATGATTTAAAAGAAATCTTTACTAAAAATAAAATAGTATATCAAACTTATAGAGTACTAGGAAAAATTAAAAGTGGAGTTAAGTTGTTCTGTCATAATGGTTTAGATAACTCTATGCCTTTTTAAAGTGTAATTTTGTAATTTAAGTGTAATCTGTTAAAAATTACACTTAAATTATTTTAAATCAATAAGTTAGACTACTTGTAATTTTGTAATTTAATATTTTATAATTATAATAGGTAAGAGTAAAATATATTATTGATGAAAATAAAAAACTATAAATAATTAAACAAATAAATTTAAAATAAATAGATTACAAATTACAAAATATGAAAGTAACAACAGAAAACAAAATTCAACAAGAAATTTATTTGTACTTCAAATTAAATTATTGTTTACCAAAACACGAAAATAGATGTATGATATTTTCAGTACCTAACGATTCAAGTAATGCAGTAGAACAACAAAGAAAGGTTAATACTGGTTTATTGGCTGGTGTAAGCGACTTAATTATGTTTATTGGTGCTGATGTTTACTTTATCGAGATTAAAACATCTACGGGAAGACAAAGCGATAAACAAAAAGATTTTGAAAATAGAGTAAATTTACTAGGACATAAATATTTTTTAGTACGTTCACTTGATGAATTCAAAAAAATAGTTATATTTGCGACAAATAAAAACTAAATAAGATGAAATTAAACGGACAAATTAAAGTGGTGAAAGATACTCAAGTAGTATCAGATAAATTTCAAAAACGTGAATGCGTTATATCGATTCAAGATGGTAACTATACGAACGATATTCTAGTGGAGTTTAATAATGCTCAATGCAGTTTGTTAGATACTATCCAGGTGAACGAATTAGTTGAGATTGATGTAAATTTGAAAGGTCGAGAATGGATAAACCCACAAGGTGAAGCGAAATACTTTAATACGATTAACGGATGGAAGATAACGAAAGTATAAAACTGCTAAAATTCTTTATGTGGTTTAGACAAAACGGAGAGAAATACGTATGTCATCCAATCGAACATATGATTAAAATTTACTTAGATGAAAAACATAATAGCGAAAAGTAAAACGACCGATTTGATTATCCAAGTAACTTATATGGATAAGCATATTACAAAAGGCTTCGTGTTAGTTGGAGATGCATTTAATAAGGTAGGTGCAGTTGATTACTGGAGTACGTCTACGCTAGATATAAAAGGAAACGATATGAATACGCCAAAACATTATAATAACGACAACGGGACACTTTACAAGGTTGCAACAGAACGAGGATGGAATAGTTATTTATTTGATATAGTTAAACGTTTAGAACGAGCCGAAAAGAAAGGGGAGTTTAAAACAGACTTAGAAAAGTCAAAGGTAGTTATTGATTTGTGGTTAAAAGAAAGTGAGCAATGTTAATACAACCGATTTTAGACCTACCCAATAGAAAGAATATAGTTACTAAGCACGGTACTTTGTCAGACTTACATAAAGTTGCAAAGGAATGGTATAGAAGCGAAAAGGATAGTGTATTTATGCGGGAGTTTGTCATCTACATAGTGAACAATTACAGTACTTTTAAAACTAAGAAATGATAGTTGAAGTCTTCCAATGGATTGAATTAATTGTCTACTATGATATTCGATGTAAAAAATATGATTATATTTATGAATTGATATGCAACAATTAGAAAGTAAAGTAAAGAAACATATACCTGAAGCAGTATTTGTAGATGGTAGATTAGTTAGTCCATTGCCGACAATTAAAGTAGGTCATAGGATTGTAACGTTTCCGAACTATGTTGAGCTGGCTTTTATTCGTTACGATTTTAAAACGGTTATTGAAGCAATGAAAAATAAGAAAATAATATTGAATTTATGAACACTATAATAATATCTTTTTTTAGTTCCTTAGTTTTATTAAGAGAATTATCACTATCTTACAGAATTAAATCAATACTTAAACTAGACCAATTTAAAAGTATAAAGTTAATAGATTGCTTTCCTTGTTTTACATTTTGGACGTCGATCATTACTTTGTTCTTTACACACGATAATATTATTTATTCACTAGCAGTTTTTATACTGGCTACAATTTATGACAAGATATGGAATTAAACATTCAAGGCAAACAATCATTAGAAGTATTAAGAGATAAGATACTATCTAACTATGTAAAATGGGATAAGGACGAGCGAATACATTTACAGACAATATACCAAGCGATCACTGGAAAGGTATTATCACTTAACTGTTCTAACTGTTTTATATTAGCGTGCAATATCATTCGTAACTTTATCAATTATTACGAAACGAAAGAGGTTAAAGAGGTGTTAAAAACTGAAATAGTTTATGCTTCAAATCCGATTGATAATTACAACGTGAAAAAACTTAAAGCGTTATTGAAGGAAAGAGCAATTGCGATCCCACACAACGCAAGTAGACAACTTTTAATTGAATTGATTAATGGGTAGAAGAAAGTATATAGAAACTCCTGATATACTTCTTGATTTATTTGAAGAATATAAAATAGAAACGAAAAGTAATCCTAGAAAGAAACACGTTTTTGTAGGTAAAGATGGAGCTTCTGAATACGAACTACTTGAAAGACCTTTGACAATGGAAGGCTTTGAATGTCATTGTTTTGATAAAGGTTTTAATTCAGAATTAAGCCATTACTTTTCAAATAAAGATGAAAGATATTCTGATTATGTCGCTATCTGTTCACGTATAAAGCAATCAATCAGGAGAGATCAAATAGAGGGTGGAATGGTAGGACAGTACAATCCAAGCATCACGCAACGATTAAACAACTTAAAAGAAACAACCGAAACAACAGTAACTACTTCTGTTAGTATTTTGAATTTAGATCCATTAGATGATTCAGCAGACAACAAGTTTACGGAAGATAGCAAGTCTTAAAAAA